TTCATTTATTTTTATCCTTAGTTTTGATTTACCGGGTATCAACCTATGATAGATCATTCTTGGTATTATAAAATTGTCATTGGTATTTATATTAAAAGGCAATTCATTGTCAAATTGAAATTTCCATCCTATACCTTCGAGCACTTTTATTTCTCTATCTTTCAAATCTTTATGCCAGATATATTCCTCTGATTCTGTGACTCGTGGGTTGAATTCTCTTATCCATTTAGTTTCGGATAACATTTCATCTGTGTAAGGTTTCATGTATCACCAAAAAAAGTTGCCAGTTGAAGAGGGGCTTAGACCTAGTTGCTTACCATATTTTGGGGTACGACACGCCCACCACCCAGGTTTTGTCTTATCCTTTTTCTTGTCACATTGATGCCTAGCAGCAAATGACTTTCTTGCCTCGGGGTCACTTATTTTTATTTTTAAGCCAGAAGTATCACCCCATTCAACTCTTTTAATATTCTTAGTCTTGGGATCTTTGACATATACATAGAATTTTTTATCACCGCCTCTTTTTGGTCTATTTAATTCAACATCTCTGCCTTTATATTCTGCCTCAGAAATCATAGGATAATCAAGTGGTACTTCTTTGCCTTCGTATATATCCCATTCACCAATATCAGTTTCTAATAGAGATTTTTCCTGTTCATCCAGGGGGATATATTCACCTTTTAGATAAAGATTCTTGATTCTTTCTATCAAATGAAAATGCAGTGGAGTGCCTGCTCTAAAAATATTTTCATATATAGGCAGTCTATTTTCCACATGATAATAGACTGCCCTTTCCAATGTAAATTCCGAAAGTGTTTTTATTTTAGACATAAGCAAGCAAATCTTTCCAGTTAGGTAGTCCTGATCTATATAAATCTTCTGCTGCAACGTATGTTCTCATAGAAGCTTCACTAATTGAACCCTTGTAAAATTCATCTTTGAGAAATTCAAGTATTTCTTCTTTTATATTTTCAGGGACAGTTTTATCGCCTAGGTGAGTTAGAATACTTTTCATTCTTTCAAACAGTTGTTCTTGAGTAATTGTCATGTCGATTTTTGCAGATCTATTCAATACTGCCTTATCAAATTTTTCATATGGTAGATTTGAAATGAATATAATTCTACTATTAAACAAAAATTCAGAAGGCAATTTCATTTTACCGTCTGGATCTTCCTCGAATTGATCATCCAATTTTTCATTATATGCCTCGCGGTCTTCCTCAGACATCTTGGAAACATTTATATTCTTTGGTGAGAACCAGGATATTTTTCTTTCATCGTATGAATCAAGAGCTGCCTTTAGAATATTAGCAGCTTCAGAATCGCCCCATACGGAATCGGTATCATCAAATACAAGTAATTTATTGTCTCTGTGTATGAAAAGAGTTTGATAAAGTGCTGATGTTGTTATCTTGCCCTTTATGACAAAATAACTTTTGCCTTCCTTTAAGCCTTCTTCTTTTATGGTTTTATTTACGACATAAGTCTTACCAATACCAGCGCCCCCATATATGACCAACGAATTTCTAGCGCCTCTGCAAACAACTTGAACTAGATTTCTCATTCTGCCGAATAATGTATTGGGGTCCATCATTTCCTGTTTTGGATTAGGGTCATTGAGAGTTTTATTAATGTCATTTAATAGATTTTGTGCCTTTTTATCACCCTTTACTGACATAAACTTTTTCGTATTGGGGTCCTGTGAAGTTACTTTAATATAATATATCGGCTCCGCGTCTTTGGCAGGTTTATCAACATCTACATTTATATCATCCCCGGATAGCAACATAGTAAGATTAAATCTTGCTTTTTTACCTCTGCCAGAGTCTTTTGTTTTTCTTACTACGGTTGGAATTTGGTAATCATTTGCGAGGGCAATATCAGCAAAAACACTCCACGGGACAGCATCTAATTTTATTGAAGACGGCAAATTATTCTGCACTAATTCGGCAAATTTAGAAGGGGTAATTCGTTTTGCTTCTGTCAAATAGGTTTCTGACAATTCTGCATACGTTGATATTTTCCCGACACTCGGTCTTGAAATGATATCAAGTAATTTTTTACCTGCCTGAAGAAGTCCAATGCCGCCAAGATCTATGGTATAATCACCCGGTTGATTTAGCTTAAATCTATCCCAAAGAGTAATTGATGTTATTTCACCAGACTTGTAATTGATTCTCATTGCCTTGCCGGATTCAGAAATGTATAGTATACCAGTTCCGTTTTTGATCTCACTGAAACCTTTAGGACCTCCAAATCTATAATATTTAGACCCCATTCTTTTTTCTACCATTCTTTTAAAAATATCAGCAGCTTTGTCTAAATTTTTTGCAGATATTTTAGCTTCTGAGAGAAAATTGAAAAAATTTATCATTGTTATTTCCTATATTCCGGTTTATAGTTAAAGTGTTCTATTTCGTCTTTGTAGTTTTCATATATAAAATCTATGAATTTTTTATTATAATAAATTTCTGGATTATATTTCAGAACTCTATGTGTTTTACCCAATGTTAAATCACAATTCAGTTTCTTTTGCACTACTTTGAAATCATCCTTTATGTTTTCTGTCCTGCATATATAATCAACATTTTTTACCCAATCAAGCTGTGATAAGGAACCCCTATGATTCGTTTCAATCGCCCATTCCATAAATGGTATAATTCCTTTATTGATAATATTGACTACTTTCTTGGAGTTTTGTAATATTAGTATTTTGCTTTCAGGTACAGTCTTGAATTGCTTATCTGTGAAATTTTCGTAAATTCTCGCATTTCTTTCAAATTTCTCTTTGCTAAATTCATAGAAGCTTATCATTTTGGCATATGTATTTCTTGTGCAGCAGAATGACCAATCGACTTTGCCCACTCTTTTTTCTATCTCATCTAGCGTTAAATGAGCATCGTCAAATGCGTCGCTATGAATTATGTCCACATCATGTTTATTTATCCAATGCTTTATACTTCCGCCGCCGGTCTTTGGGATGTGTATAAATGCTATTTTATTTTTCATCTCTTCTTTTCCGGGATTCGGAGGTTTCTTCTGGTACACAATTTGGTACTTCTTTACCATCTTTTTTCTTCATCCCCAATTGGCGATAGCCTTTCCAACAAGGGTCTTTATCTTCTAAAAATGTTTTAAAATTTTTCATATCAGTACTTTATAACCTTATTTGGAGTCCTGAAATTCTTTTTTCTCATAACAGTTTTCATTACGACATCAAATTCATCTTTTTTAGAATCGTATTTAACAGCGACGGGGATATTTAGATTTGATTGTATATCTTTGATTACTGCTTCTGCCCCGGCAACACCTTTGATTGACTTGCCCTGCCTTTTATAAATCTTTTTGACAAAGGCAGCTAACTCTTTCAAGCTTATACATGGTTCATTTCGATCATCGCCCATCCGATCACGAAAATGTCTCGTAAACTCAAAGTCCAACCCAAATTTATCAAACAATTTATCCACGACACTCTCAAAAGATTTCATCTGCCCAACCGTTATAATAGGGCAAACGTCATCATCTTCTGACAAAATATCAAAATACTCGTATAACTTTTTTGTGAATGATTTAGGATATTGTTTTACAACATCAATAAGCTCATTAATAGGTAAATCAATATGATAAATTTCAATATCTTCCCCAGTGTTTACATGTGCCAGCCATCTATGATGACCATCAAGTATATACATATCTTTACTTGTAATAATAGGTTTTGGATTATAATCAGATTTATCCATCGCGTCTATTAAATCAGATATTTTCTTCTTGTGGAATTGACCTTGAGTTGCATTCAACGACGAGGGGTCTACTTTTTTTCTTGTGACTTTTATATCGTTTTTCTTAAGATGTCTTATAAAATTCACAACATCTTTCGAAGCAACCTGCGGCATTTCTTTTCTATCAATATCCAAAGTAGATTTTTTTGATGGTATTTTTATGTCTACCATTACACCAACTCCGCATCTTCGTGTTTTACTATATATAATTTTCCATAATCATCTCTGACGCGCAATCTTCCTGTTTCAGTGTCCGTGCCGATGACAGTGCCTTGTATATCTTCAGGTGCATCTGTCATTGTTTCATATGTAAATTTTACGCGTGAGCCTCTGTCAATGGGTTTCATTAAAGGAGATTGTTCATCTAACTTTTGACCTGGTGTGTCCTTTTTATAAATCTTCGTGAGACTATCAGTACCCCATTCTCTATTCGAGGAATCCGCTTTTTTAGATTCACCGATGGGAGGTAACAAATCCTTTACTGTATCGAGGTGTATTTGATGATAGTTGTGACCAGTCAGCCCGGCTTCTTCTATTTCGTATATCGCCTCGTCAACAGAATCCATCATTTGTTCATAATCTTCTTCTGTGGCAGTCCCCTTTTTTAGTATTTTTCTCTCAAGGTCAAGATAATCATCTACTGCTTTTAAGGCTGTCAAGAACTTTTCTTTGTCCTTTACGTTTTCCAAACCCCTTTCAAAAGCCTTCTTGGCACCCGGGCACAAATCAAAATTCTTTGTGGTAAATCCATTAAATGATACTTGCTCATTTTTCTGTTCAAGTAAAGATTCAAATCTCGAATCTAATGAAACCGACTCGTTCTTCTTATGCTTTGCCCATAGATCTTTATCAGCAGTTGTTCTTGTTTTACCACCCGTCGCGAATGAATTTATTCTCGCAAGACCCCATTGTACAGGAGTAGTCCCCGGTCTATGTCCAGTCTTCCAAGCCGCAACACCACGGTCAAAAACGTCTTTTAGTATTGAATAAGAAATACCCGTCTCTTTGGCTTTCTTCTTGATGGCCTTTTCAGGGTTGCTTTCGAATAAATTTTCTACTGTTTCTTGTAATTCAAAAACCTCATTTATATCAAAGGATTCATCCAATTTCTTTTTGAAAAATCTAAATCTCTTGTCGATTTTCACGGACCCATTATTTTCCAATGCCTTGTGATATCTTTTTCTAGGCATCGCATCATACTGTGACGCCTCGCCATATAATTCCTTGTATTTTTTTGTATATTTTGAAGGCTTTGTTTCAGCATCTTTATCGCCAGGAGCAGGTTTGTATGCATCGGGATTATCATCATCTTTTTTCCCGTATTTCTTGAAATGTGCTAGTCTGTCATCCTTTTTAGATTTTTCAACGCCCTTGTAGTAACCCTTTGGTTGCGACCCTGGCTTGTCTCCTATATCCGGATCCTCACCCGAAAGCTTTTTTTCGAGTATGAGCATTTCAAATAGTTCGTCTGCCGAAAAATCTTCATTCTTTGAACTTAGAGTCTTAGAAAGTCTTTCCCTTTCGGATTTTTTAACCTGTGGCAATAATCTCTTTGCAATTCTTTCAATAGTTGCCGCGGGTACTCGTGCAAGTTTTTTATCCAGGTTTATTTTCTCGGCAGGGGACATTTCAGAGTAATTTTTGTTTTTCATCAATCTCTGACGGATAACATTGCGTGCTTGTCTTCTTGCCCTCTGCTTGAGTTTCTCAGGACTTGCCCTTCTTCTCTTTGCTCTCTTTCTTGCCATTGCAATTTTATTTTTGTATTTTCTCATTACACGACCACGGCGTCTTCTTTGCATTGCAGAGAGCGGAGCCTCATCGAGCGATTCCTCAGAATCCAATTCGTCGGTGTTTTCAATCTTAGGTTCTAGATTTATATACTTTTCAGGATCAAATTCCTTAAAAGTTAGCAACTTTTTCTTATCTTCTTTCTTTGGCATATCAATATCCTGATTAAAAGGGTGTTTATTTTATTTATTCGACTTATGTTTTCAATAAAAATATATCTTTCGAAAAGAAAGTTTCGGCACAGTATTTCTTTTCGGCAGCATAATCATGAGGACATCCCCTTTCTCTTCTCATATTGGGGTCTGTAAATGTGGGCGTTTCTTTCCAATCGAAGCCATATACAGAAACGAACTTGGGGTTGCATTTTGATATATAATCAAGTGTGATTAGACCGGTTGTGGGGTTGTTGTGCTTACCTGCATGTTTTTTCAGTTCTGTGTAGTATGCATCTGGGTATAGAAGATGCACATCATTTGCATTTCTAGATACTCTGCCCTGGTGTCCTGCATGGATTTTCTTTATATTAGATGGTATTCTCCTAAAATAATTTCTGTACTCAGAGGTGTTCCAAAACACCCACACATCAGTACGTTTGCCGTGCGATTCATAAGCAAGTTTTTTCGTGTATAATATTGCAGCTTTATTGATTCTCACAACGACATCATGGGAATCAATTTCAGAACCATAGTTACTTTCAAACAAGGATAAAGAATTTCCTACAACTGCAACTGTCTTGCCTTCAAACCATTCTTTCATGATACCAATCTGAAATTGCTATTTTCTCTAAAAAATCTCTTTGCGCAATATTTTCTTTCTAGCTCAAAATTGTGCCTCGAATCTTTTCTTAGTCTGTCGTGAAATGAAGGTGTTTTCTTCCAATCAAATCCATACACATTGACCTCTTTCGGATCAAAAAGAGATATCAGATGCAATATTCTCAACCCTGTAGAGGGTCTGTGATGCCCTAAATCTTTTCTGAGCCATTCTATATCTATTAAGGGGTTATTTAAAATTTCGACAATTATATCACATCTTTTATCTGTTACTGTTTTCGGGTTCATTGTCTTAAACCAATTCAAGAACCAAACATCGGTTCTTTTACCATGAGATTTTATAGCCTCATCGTTTATCATATAAAACCCGCGTTTAATTCTACAAACAACATCTGCGGAATCTATTTCTTTGCCGTGTTCGTTTTTAAATAGACTCTTTGCATTCCCGACTACAGAAACTGTCTTCCCCTCAAAAATTTTTCGCAATGTTATACATCTCTTTGCACAATGTAATTTGAGTATATTTTTTCTCTATGCCATTCATCTGCAAATGACCCCTGAGTTGAAAATTCTACAAACCCGGGAAGCCCTAGTGTATAATGTATTAATTTTGCCTCTGGGTTGTAATCGTATTCAATATCAAGCCAATTCCATTCCTCGGGGATTTCGCCGATCAGGTCGTCATCAAGCCACGTAAATCTGTGAACTTGCGCGCCCGTCGAGTTTTGGACAAATTCGGGTGTTACTCCTCTATTTGCTTCGTGACCACAATTCCATAGAATGACGCTTGACCAATTTTTTCTTGGGTAGTTTTCATTTTTCGCACCCATATATTTTTCAGTCATTTTTGTCACGTAATCATGCTTTACAACCATAACTGCCTTTGAATCATCTCTCATATCCCAAAGTTCTTTTATATCGTCACGAAGAATCATATCACCATCCATGAAAATCGCCCATCCTTTGTAATTCATCAAATGAGGAATAAGAAACCTACTGTAAATAAAATGATTGCTACCATCATTATGTTTTTCTTCATAACCTTCAAGAGTATTGAGAGCGAGCGGCGAGATTGAAATGGGTGCTGAAGCATGTCTTATTATTGAATTTGTGCAAATATGATATGCAACACTTTCTCTTTGGTCATATCCTATGAATATCGGTATCATTTTATCATTTCCTTTCTACTATGCATTACATCTATTGTTATATTTTTTATTAAAATGTCTTTGGGCTGATTAATAATCCATTGTATAGTATTTGCCACATAATCGGGGTCAATTCTCGGAAATTGTTTTCTGTGCTCTGTCATAGGCGTATTTACTCTACCTAATTTGACGTGAATAATTTTACACTCGGTATCAATTAATTGTAGTTGATTACATGCTTTTTCTAAGGACGCCTTGTGGACAGCGTATTGATTTACCTGGTCACGATTCCCGTCACCGCTGACGCTACCAATGTTAATTATCGAACACGGCCTGTGTTTATTTCTTTTAAACAACTCATAAAGCAATTCTGTTTGTTTAAACCCTGAATAAGCATTGTTGATGTAAACATCGAAATCGTCATTGACGAAAGGCTGCACACCAGTTTCTAGATCATGTCCAGTTGCTCTGCTCAATCCTTTTACTTGGAATTCATGTGAAAGTTTTTGGTAAACAGCCCTTCCAATACCACTCGTATGACCTGTTAGAATAATCATTTTTCGTGTCTCTGTATGTCTGCTTCCAACATTTCACAAAGCATAGTTTCAAAGGAATATTTAGGTTCCCACCCTAAAACATTCTTAGCTTTGTTGGAATCTGCATGTAGACTGTGCAGTTCATTCGGTCTCTTAAACTGATTGTCCTCAATCACATAATCTTCCCAGTTGCTTATTCCCGCCGCCATAAATGAAATTCTGCATAAATCTCTCACGGTATGTTTGATACCAGATGCTATAATAAAATCCTGTGGCTTTTCTTGTTGCATCATCAACCATTGTGCTCTCACGTAATCCTTGGCATGACCCCAATCTCTTTCAGCATCGAGATTGCCCAGTTTAATTGAATTTGCTTTGCCTGTTACAATTCTTGCAACCCCGTCTGTGACTTTTCTCGTCACAAATTCAATCCCTCTTATAGGTGATTCGTGATTAAAAAGAATTCCATTGCATGAAAATGCACCATAACTTTCCCTGTAATTTTTTGTTATATGGTATCCGTATAATTTAGATATGCCATAAGGACTTACTGGGATAAATGGCGTAGTTTCGGTTTGCCTTCCATTTTCATTGCTATTACCAAACATTTCACTCGTGCCCGCCTGATAAAATTTAGTATCCGGCTTAATTCTTCTAATTGCCTCAAGACAATTTAGAGGACCTATGGCATCAACGTGTGTTGTTACATAAGCTAATCTCCAAGAACCACCTACAAAACTCTGTGCAGCCAGATTATAAAATTCATCTGGTTGTGCAATTTCCATTATATCCATCATACTGCAAGGATCCGTAACGTCACCGACAATTGTTTTCAAACCCTTGTTAAAAAGATCGAGATACTCTATATTGGTCCAATTGGGGCTGGTATATCTTTTTACAACACCGTATACCTCATAGCCCCTTTCTAGCAATAAATCGGCAAGATAACATGCATCTTGACCTGGAAACCCTGTTATGACTGCAGTTTTCATTTTATATTCCTTATTATTTCTGCTACCGATTTTATATTTTCTTCCAAGTCAATACTATCATTGCCTATAAAAAATCCATTGAAGTGAAGATCATCAGCAACTTCAAATGATCCTATTGAATCCCAGTTTAATCTATCTATCACAGGATTACGCATAAAGTTACCGGCAACTATAGGACGCGTCTCTACTCCATTGTCAGATAATATTTGTATTATTTCTTTTCTTCTACCTGCGAGCCTTCCTTGTAATACAAGACCGAATCCAAACCAACTACTAATGCCTGTTTCCTTTTGCAGTCTTATTTCGTCAATATCTTCAAATGCTTCTTTGGCAATCGCAGCGTTTTTTCTTCTACCTTCCATCATCGAGGGCCATTTCTTGAGTTGTTCTTGGCCAATTGCGCCGCTCATCTCCAACGGCCTCACACAATATCCAGGCAATACAAATCTAAAACTGTCTTCAAATGCATCGCCAGTTTTCTCGTAAAGATTCGATGAATCACTCATGTCTCGAATCCATCCATGTGCCCTGAGGCTCTTCAGATATTCATATGTTTCAGAATCATTTGTAAGAACCATCCCACCTTCCATTGTTTGCATGTGGTGGCTAAAGAAAAAGCTAAATGTGCCCATTTCACCTACTGAACCACAGAATGAACCGTTTTCACTCGCGCCCAAACTTTCACAGTTATCTTCTAATAGTACTATGTTTCTATCTTGACAAATTTGTTTCAATTCTTGCAATTCACAGGAATTGCCTAGCAAGTTTACAGTAAAAATTGCAGCAGTTTCATCATCAATAGCATCCATGACTTTATCAACGTCTAAATTAAACGTATCCTTGTCAATATCCACAAATCTTAATGTGTATCCCCATTGATGTACAGGGAAATATGTAGTGCTCCAGCTTACGGCCGGTACTATTATATTGCCGGAGTTCTTGTATTTTGGATTCAATGCAAGTGCGGCTATGGTTATCAAATTTGCACTACTGCCGCTGTTTGTCATCACAGCGTGTTTCGATCCCATGAAACTTGCAAATTGTTCTTCGAATTTCTTTACTTCCTCACCCATAGTAAATCTGCCAGAATCAACTACTCTGTGTATGGCGGAAATCTCTTTATCGTCCCATGTATTACTTGCCAATTTATATTCCATTATAATCATCCCATTGTTTTATATTTTTCAATATCCTGAATGTTTTTGAATTTCGTGCTTCTTCGATATTAAACTGGCCCCAAGATAAACTAGTAAACAGTTTTTCACGCTCATATTCAATCAAATTCTCGATATCTTGTATTTTATTGCTCACGGGGTATGCTGGGCAATACTTTTCACAGATCACAGGAATTCCCATCTCAAGAGCTCTCAATGCAACAGAACTGTTAAATGAAACAACACAATAAGCATCGTTCAGCTCTTCTTGTATAGTTTTATCGTAATTATATATTTGCCTGGATTTTGATCTTGTCATTGTTTCATCCATGATAGGACCATTTTTATATCGCATTACTATAGGCCTATCTGTGTACTTTTTTATTTCTGATACAATTTTTTCTTCCCAATCAATACAGTCGAAAACTCGAGATACTGTATTGCTAGGTGGCAATACTACAATATTTCTTTTGTCCTTGTACTCGTGGTATTTTTGAAAATCTATTTTAAAATTTTGATAAAGTCTTTTGCAGTCTATTTCGCCCGTTATTATATTTTTTACAAACCCATTTTTTACTATTCGCATCCATCTTTTGCCTTTATAACCCGGATCGAAGTATGCGTGATCAATATAAAAGAAGTCTAGATTGTTATCGTTGGCGTATTTTAAAAGATGATAGTTGCCTCGTAATAATCCAGCAAATACTATGTCTTGAGAGGTGCCGAGAGTTTGATCTCTTATAATTATGTCCTCGCTACCGTTATTTCTGACTCTCACAAATCGAGATGTCTGCAAAAGATTGCCGTCCATGGACCTTGCAAAACTCTTCAAATAATAATCTTGATCCTTTTTACCACTTAAAAATACATTCATAGATTTACTTTACTTTTCTCCAGTATTCGCTTTTTCTTCTCACAACAAGATCTTTTTTGTTGCTAGTCTTTTTCTTTTTTCTAGGACCTTTCATATGATCCATGAAATCGCCTAAAGGGCCATTTATAAAAGGGTGATTGTTTTTCATAGGAGGACTTAGATTATACCAATGCTTTGAATCAAAATGGTGCATTGCTGCATCGTACGTATGACAGTCCGTCCACATATCTAAATTGAAAATTCCATCTTCAGTGTAATATTCTTTCCATTTATTTAAAAAACTATTTGCTATCACGTGTTTCGTGTTGAATATATGAAACCCTGTTTCTGTGTATAGCCACGGCCTAGCAAGATAGCCTGCAAATTTGCCAGGCGGGCACCATGATTCAATGTCCTTTCTCGTGACTCGAGAATGTGTTCTACTATCACCGTCAAGCCATATTAAAAAATCTGTTTCATTTGCTTCTAAAAACTGGAATAAAGTAAATACCTTGTGTGAAAATCTTACTGCATCGTAACGGTAATTTTTTCCACCTTTTATTGCATGGCTTCCGAGACCGTTTGCTTCTGGATTTTCCTTGTGGCGTGCCTTAAAATCTAATAAATCTTTCTGATTTAAAATTTTGTATGTCACCCTAGGGTCACGTATCAATTCTTTTTTCGGGATGGGGTCGTCAACATATACGGTCAAAAAAACATCCGAGGGCCAATGTTGTATGAACCCATTTACTAAAAGAGAACCGGTTTCCCTGAATCCTTGTAAATTATAGCAAGTTACAGCATTTATTTTATTCATGCAATTTTATCTTTCAGAAAATTGTTAACACAGTCCCATAAGAGACCATTCTTTACATCGTCCATAGTAAAATGCGACATAGATATTTTTTGTATCCATTTTTCACGTTCTTTCAAAATGGGATCTTCTATATTTTGTATATTTATATTGCCTATCCCCGCGCAGTGACTGCGTTTCCAGTCAGGGTCTGTCAAGAATACAGGTATACCCTCTATGGCGCTTACAACACCAGGTGAACTGTTATATGAAATAGAACACCACGCATTTTTCAAATCCTCTAATATATGTTTGTTCAATGATATTGATATGGTATTCGACTCGATAGTTTTCAATTTGTCATAAGTGTGTTTTATGTCAGATGGATGTATTCGTATTACTATTTTTCTGTCGCTGTATTTTCTAATCTGATTTATAGTTCTTTGACATTCCTCGAATACATCATTACCACACATACTCCAACCTGAGGTTTTTTGTAAAAGAATTAATATATGCTCGCCTGATTTTCTCCACGGTTTTAATCCAATGTTTAATTTTTGTTGGATGGATTCCCATCTTTTCGGGTCTATATTCTTGTCAAAATAATATCCAGTATTTGCAAATATTCCGTCGATGCTATATCGAAAGTATACATTTTTTCTTACATACCCAAAGATATCCCCGTCTATTGTCAGAACATGTCTGTTTTTTCTATATTGATTTAATATTATTTTTTCCCTGAAATTGTTATGGGGAGTATCAGATCCATTTTTAGACCATCCCTGTATTATTGCTAAATCACATCCAGATTTTATTGTATGCTTTTTCACAGAAGAACAATTCGGGAATGTATTTAAAATGGCTTCAAATCTCTCGTCAATTCTATCTGTTTTTAATGTCTTGTAATACACGTAGCTCTTAATCAAGTGCATATCCCCTTAAATTAAAAGATTGCTTGTTGAAAAAATTGTCAATGCAGTATTGCTTTTCTTCTTCGAAAATATGTGCAATGCATTTTCTTCTTTCATGCCACGAATATGTCTGCTTCCAATCAAAGCCATAAACATTTACTGATTTTGGGTCCATCTTATCTATCAGGTATAAAACCCTCAGGCCGGTCGATGCTTTCTTGGTCAAATCTTTTTCTAGATCGAATCTATATTGATCTGTGAAGAAATAATCTGCTAAGTCTGAGAAGTCGGGTGATACGTCAATCGTATCCATTTGTATCTTTTTACACGTTTTTGTGCATGATTTCTTAAAATATCGTCTGTTCTGCTTGATATTCTGCATACACCAAATATCAAGTCCTTTCCCCATTTGTTCTGGGAAATCAGGAAATCTAAATCCGCCTCGATTTATTCTAACAACAACATCTGCCGTATCAATTTCAGAACCAAATTTTTGATCTAAAAGAGATGCAGAGTTCCCGACAATTGATATTGTTTTATTTTCAAACCATTCTTTCATGTCGTCACCTGCATACAAATAAAGGGCGCTGAAAATTAATTCAACACCCTTTATTTATATTTAATTATTTCGAGATCAAAGGAAATTATTTCTGTCGTTTCCTTGCATCAATTTTCTTTGTCTTCGTTCCAAGTCCGCTAGATCTAGAGCACTTGAAAGATATAACTCTTCTTGTCTCTTTCTTTGTCTGTCCAATGAATTAAAAAGATATGTTAAAATTTTAGAAATCATTTCAGATCCTCTAATTTCCTATCACGCACAGATGCATAAATTCTTTCAAATGATTCGTTTGGATATTCTGTTCTATGAAGCAATCTGGCCACTTGATAATTAGCAGACGCTTGTCTCGATTCCTCTATAGCACTTAAGATAGCTCTTAAAATTCTCATTTTTCTTCCTCGATGGTTAAATACAAATATATTTATCCGCCAAACCTGGAAAAAAGAGGTGCCTTTTTGGTATACCCGTTATATCAAAATGTCATAGGTTTAATCCAAATTACCATTAAATAATTACAACTAAGTCTGAGTAACACTAACCTTTATTGCTGATGCGCCGGGACTTGTATACAGTAAATTTCACTGTCCACCTTTTCGTGTCCTGTTAGTACAATTATAACAAAGGCTAATGGTGTTATAATTGTACTTGTGTAACTGAAATAAGAGCACTTGCAGTGGCTGGTGCAAAAGACGTAGCGGCTGCTGAATCAAGAACAAGGTTAGTAGATGACGAAGCAACCATTATCTCTAACTCATCTCCTTCTGCAAGCGAAATAGCAAGTGTATATGAAAACGTGGAACTTGGTGCAGATCCTAAGATCCCCTGTCTGCGGGTAGAGTTGGCAAGATCGACTCCGTTGATACGAAGCCAGGTATACAGTATAGCGGAAGAGAAGCCGCCGCCTCCTGCATCTGCTTGTAGGTTGATGTCTACTTGATAGAAACCAGACTGGTCCACTGTAATAATTGAATCGTCTACACCCAATGTAGCACCATTTGTGATTTCTGTGGTATCATAGTCCAGTGCATACGCAGTATCCGATGCATCAAACGTAAAATTAGTGGTACGGGCAAATCTACCGTAACTTTTTTTCTGTTCTATCGTGGGTCGAACAAACAACTCGCCTTCCGTGGCGTCTACTCTGAGAACAGCCGCGATTGGAGTCACGTTATTTGGGGCAGTGGGTTTCACCTTGGTAAAGTTGCCGACATTATCTGGTGATACGTATAGGATGTCGCCAACTGCCCACGTCTCGCCTACGTCTGACCCGGTCGTATTAATCTCTCTTACTTTGCCCAATACGGTGATCCTTCCGTCATCGCCGTTGGCAATTTCTTCTGTGGAAACACCTACAGTGTAGAGACCTGGCTGAATACCGTCAGCGAGTAGAGGAGCAACTTCAAGTCTTGCTTCTCCGTTTACAGTTTCGGCACCGTCAAATCTAACCACTGTACCGTTTGGAATAACAGTGCCAGTGTTGTTCCGCGCATATGCATACTGTTCTTGTCCTACTTGCTGACGTACACCATTTGAGTGTTGAATATTGAAAGTATCATCAAGCGCATTCCAACAAAATGTGCCTACTGGATCGTCAGTGTCTGTGTGGGTAGTATCAAACAGCACTTCTGTGATCGTCCCGCTTTTCAGATAATCATCTACATCCGAATCGCCGTAGTCACTGATTGCTGGCGTGTTTGTAAAGTTATTGTAGTCGAGATAGTAAGAGCCTTCTTCGCCATCTAATAAATCAGCATTGCCTCCATCTGCTGACGTAATAAATCCAGAGTCGTTGTTGAAGTCACTTAAATTGGTTGGCTTATTTAATATAAAATCTGCCGCGTCTGTATTTGTCTCGGACCAATCAGATTGTATCTGTTCACCGCTTTGAACAGGCTCAAAAAAGAATTTTTTGTCTGATGCTCTGTACGCGAGGTGTCTGTTCTCTCCGATTGTAGAACTATCAACATCATCAAGACCCCTGAAATTTACTTCGCCGCCACCACTCATTGTTGACATTTGTTGCTGAATTCTTTTCAAAAACAAACTGTAGTGATCATTCATTTCTTTGACTGTGACGAAATTTTGATCGAGCGGTCTTAGAGGGTCATCCCACCTCTGTTTTTCAATTCCAACCTCGGGTGCGTCTGTCTTATTTTTTCGCGATAGATATTTTGATATTTGATCAGCCGTTGTTTCTTCATTTACAGTTTCTTCTACAGCATGTTCCTGAATCTGCTCTTCTACCTTAGCAGGCTTTTTTATTTCCTCAGAAAGCATTTGAGCAAATAATTTAAGATTTTTATTTTCCATAATACACCTTTATTTGTATTTATTATTAATATTTCTTTCATACTCTAAGGTTTTCAGGGCCGTGTTTAATACTTTTTTATTCGTCTCTTCGACTGAATGCCATTTGCCGATGTTACCTTTATGTCTCATATATCTGTTAAGTGTTTTTATCAAAATAAAAAGCAAAATAGAGTCAACCAAGTAATTGACCCTATTTCTTATTTTCTTCTTAATCATGGTACATAGTTTATTAGCTGTCTTTGGCCATTTTCATAAACTAGACAACAAGTATGTGTCCACGAAGAAGGACCCCTATTGTATCTCATATCCAATTTAGAAAGCGTACCTACCCTGAAAACACCTCTCTGAATTGCAGCAGAGTGATTATGCCCTGTGACACAAGTGCCGTATATTTTTTCGAGAGCGTTGAGAGATGCTTTCGCCCCGTTAAGACCCAGATCGCCGTGTGCAGCGCATTCAACATCACCAATTTTCACCGAATCGGATCTTTGAAGGAAATTCCAATTATTTGGTATCTCAGATTCCGCGATTTCAAATCCTCTGCGAAGAATATCAGTATCCTCAAATAGCGCCGTCGCTATCTTAAGACTGGTTAAATGGTTTTCTGGGTCGGAAATATATCTACCTTCTGAAAGGTATCTATCAAGAAACTCATCGTGATTTGATTTTACGATATTCACAGTCACTGGATTTAAATTTTCGTGTATACCGTATACTAAATTAAAGGTATCTTTCAATTCGTCTTTTAGGTTGCCTTTCATTTTCCCGGACCGATCAGCCTTTTCAGCAATGTCCTTTACGTGATGGCTTATCGAATACCCGTCAAAGATATCGTGCAAGAAAATATCTTTCACATTTAGCCCTGCAAATTTATTAATGAAATAGGACAATGCATCTTCAGCAATATGTATACCATGCAAATCACCGAATACAATATTGGACTCTACATTTTCTGTAGTACCCTCAGATGTATAAAGAACACCCATATCAATAAACGAACCGTCATCGGACGCTTGAATTTGCCGGAAGTCGAACCTCTTATCATCTCTCAATTCTACAATGACAGCACCTATTGTATGGTCATTTTTTGCAATATATGATAGACGCTTTGATACAAAGGTTTCTGTGAAATATTGAGGTGTCGTGCAGGCGCCCGGAGTCATTATGGTGAAGTTGTTTATTCTGCTGTTTCCGGCTGGTATATATTCGAGGAATTGTTTGGGGCTTGCAAAAACGTATGAACCTTCTCTATTACCTAGCCTTTGTAGACCTGTGATTGGTTTAATTTGTTTTGCTGAAACTTGAATACTACACAGGGAAATATTATCATTTAATCTCGTATCATCTTGCACGAAAAGATATTTAGGATCGTTGAAAACAGGATCAAAAACTGCTGTTTTATTTTCAAAACTATTTGTGGTACTTTCACATGGCATGATAACAAGTTGTGCGTCTCTTTCATCACAATATGTGCCAAGTGCATCCAAGAACCCTTTATGTGCAACGGAATCTGCAACCGCGGTAGTAATGACGAAAATTTGCTTTTCGCTATTTGATACGCTTCTCAGATCAGAGAAAATATTATCCACTGATGAGAAGTGGCTTGATAAGAAATCATTTTCGTGTTCGCGCATATATTCATGTAAAAATTCAATGCCGCCAAAATTTCTTCTAATCGTGTCTCTCTTAATATCTCTGATTAAGAATTCTCTATAGGAAGGCAATTCCTTTTTCATCTCGACGATTGTTTTATATGCCTGAATTATAGAATTCTTCATATCTTCCTGATTATTTTCTTCACTATTCATATTTTACCCTTATTGTGTTGTTCTTTGTATGCGCACTTCCTCGATAGAATCGAGTGAAAATGTCCTGAGAATTACTTTATTTTCAATCCCGCCCTGCGAGGTTTCGGATACTTTCTTTTGCGTTTCGAGTCCTTCAATTTCTTCTTTCGGAGTTTCAACGCCGTCCACTAGATAAACGCTCTTGCCGGGAGAGATAAAAATGCATTCTAGATAATATTTATCTTTATGCTCGATAAAGGGAGAATTTTCTATTCTAACACCCCAAGCTCTAGGCTTTAGCTCAAATGTATCAGGGTCCTTTCCTTCTTCGACCATTCTGTCTCTAACCATATTGCCGTACACATTTTTCGAAGAATCGTTATATAGCATTACATTGGCATCAATAGTTCTTTTCTGGACACGACCTTGAAAAGGATTTTTCTTGCCGCCCTTGAGTTTAACCTGCGTGGTTGTATCAATTTCAGCAATCGCAGTGCTTTTAATAGTAGAAATGATTTTCTTCAAGTTTTTGTATTCCATTTTGTATATCACCTATTATTTATTTTTAAAATTCTCAGAGAAAAAAGAAGGGGTCCATCCATCAAACCCAGAACCGGAATTCAGGGATTCGCATATGGATTTTGCCTTGGCGTTATTATAGCTTAATTGCAGCGTAGTTTCTGTGTTTTTTTCAACAATATCAAATCCATTTTTCTTTTTTAGTACATCATAGATCATGATAATTCTCCCATATCAAAAGATTTCTTTTTGGACTTTTTGAATGAACTGTCCCAGTCTCCGCCAAAATCTGTCTTGTCAAAAGTCGGCTTGCTATCCTTTTTCTCAACTTGTATATTACCTTGCGCTGTATCCTCCAAATTGAATAGTTTCATTTTAGATCTATCAATACCAACAACAAACCTTCTATAGTAAGATAGATCACCCCATCTATTTTTCAACTGTTTTATCATCAACTGACCAAGCGAATCCAATTCCTCAGAAGTTATCAACGCAAAGAACGCATCCAGGGTCGCTGGCAAACCAATACTTTCTGAGGTATTTGTAATATCAAGGTCGCTATTACCAAACCCGCCGCGATTTGCCTGTGTTGCTGTTACGATAGGCAGGGAAAATTCCATGGCCAATCCTCTAATTTCCTCAGCAATTGACTTGATTAGCGTATATGAATTTGCAGTGTTTGCACCCCTTATTCTTGATGAAGAACACAAGTTTAGATAGTCGATGTAAATTATGTCAGGTGCGAAATTCTTTTTCAAACGCAATTCATTTATTAAATGTCTGATATGGCCAGAATGGGCGGTACCTGTGGGATATTCCTTGACGACAAGTTTTCCGGTTGATTTCTCTTTTAGTCTTTCAAGTTTCTTGGTGTAAACATCCCTGGGCATTTCAAGCAATTCATCAATTGTTACATCAAGTATATTTGCATCAATACGTTCTGCTATTCGCTCTTCTGCCATTTCTAGGGTAATATACAAAACATTTTTACCATACAACAAATGATTAGCAGCCATGTGACACATAACGAGTGATTTACCCGCACCTGTTTCAGCAAGAAAAGCTGTAAGAGATTTTTTTGGAAGCCCGCCTTTTGTAATTTTATTGAACAATTCCAGATCGAATTGAAGTCTTTCTTCTTTTCTGTGATAGAAATCGTAACGATCCTCAAAATCCTCAAGGAAATCGTGTCCGATGTGAGTGTCAAAATTCACGCCAAGAGAATCAGAAAGCAATTTCGGTATCGCACCTTTATCTAATTCTTTATCCTTGCCGTCTAAAATCAGAATTGCTTTTCGAATGGAATTATAAAGATCTTTATCTTGGCAGAACTTTTCTGTTTCATCCAATAGCCATTCATCGTTTGTTTTTTCGTCGATCTTTAAATCATCAATGAGCTTTATGGATTCCTTATATGACTCATCATTCAAATCCTTACGAGCATCAATTGAAATTTTTAGGGCTTCTATTGAGGGCGGTTCCTTGAATTTTTCTACATATTCTGCATAGGTAGAAAAAATCTTTTTGATGTTATTATCATCAAAATAATCTTCTTTGATATATGGGAAAACTTTGCGTGAGTATTCTTCATTAAAAACCAAATTAGAAAGTATTGCTTTTTCTAACATATAAATCCTCGATAATGAAATAAAATTGGCGTCAATTAAAATAAAATTGACGCCATAATAGTTTTACTATAAACCTATTCTTCTTCTATGTCAACTTCAATTTCAGTATCTTCATTGTCTGTTTTTTGTGAAGCAGCCAATTTAAATTTCTTTTCGATGAAATCCTGGAAGTGGTCATCAGCTACTAGACTTTCAAAGAAACTGTGATTTTTTTCAATTTCTTTCTGGCGATAGTTCTTTTCACTCACCTCACCTGTTTGCGGGTCTACAATCTGATACCATCCCATTTTTGGCTTGATAATATGACCAGAGTCCATTGCGAGATCAAACAGTGAAGACCATTTCTGAACACCGCTA